CAGCTCTTTATGAGCTGTATAGAATTTTATCTGCGCCCAACTTGGCGTCCCGCTTTATTTAGCAGGGAAATTTAGACGACAGAATTAATGTAAGTTCGTGAATATTTTAGTATTAGAGGTGTTCAGAGAAAATCGACTGTGGTGTTGTAAACACGTAAGTTACAGGTAGATTGGCTCCAGAACTTATTCTCGCGGATTAGGCTCTGTTCCCCCCTTAACGCTATATGCTCTCACGACGAGCATTTTTGAAACGTTTATGTTTTCATGTTATAATAAAGAGGAGAAACAAGTCCCCCCTTTATTTTGTCGACCCTATAGACATTTAGTTATTAATTTAATTATAAATATGTAGGATGAACTTTTCTCTGTTTCTCAAAACAGAGGGTTTCGTACTAGTTGCCATAAAAGTACCTTAGTTTCTCTTAATTGAGAACATTTCATAGGTGACAACTTATAGTCAGATTAAGCCGCTGAAGGCTGTTTTTTACGGGTAATGCCCGAAATAATACTTGAATTATGGATTATTTTAAATTTTTGTCTGAGCAAGACATTAATGCTAGATTCCGTTATCTCTAAAAACGAAACCATCTCTTCCAAAGTTTTTGGAAAGAAATCCACTAATATTGAAGAATATTTGTACATTCATACAAATTTCTTCATCAGATTGTCCGAGTGTACTTCACCCATGTCATTCATTACCGCAATACATTCGTATATGCGAGACATGTTTGGTTTGACGTACTCTCAATTTACAAGGAAATACGAAAAATACGTTTTATCATTTATTTTCTTGTGTCTTGGTGTGTCTTTATATAGACGCCCAAAAAAGGAAGGTGGAAATCTTACCTATGCGCAAGGTGCGATAGATAAGGTGTCCTTCAAAAAGATTTTACAAGACATTAGAATGTGTCTTTCAAAATCAGAACAAATTAAAAATAGTGATTTCGCTAAGAAATTCGCTACATTTTGTTCATTTGTCATTTGTACACCGCTTTTTGTTAAGTCCGGTGTCGATTCAACTTGGCTTGGTTTTTCCGAACTCCATGCCAAAAATTTACAAAAAGAGTATAACAATACTCATGCTGTAAATATTGCACTTCATATTATTGATGGTGCAACTTTTATTACCGACAAGGTTATATTATATCTTGAGACCGGTAATTATAACGCTATTTATATCGATGATAAAGAAATCATTGAATATGAGAAAGATTTTGACTTTCTTACCTATTATAGCGATAAATTCGCTTTGCTAGCGAATCATGAAATGTCTTTGGACGATTATCGACGTAAAGTTGATGAGACTCTGGAAACTGGAAAGAAATTGCTTAGTTTCTATTCCGCGGATAAGTATAAGGCAGCTATCCTTAAAAAGCAACAATCTGCTTTGTCTCGATACAAGTACAGAGTTGACGATAAACTTTGTATTAAAATTGAGCGCAAAGCTCCAATTTCTATTGTTTTATATAGTGCCCCAGGTGTGGGTAAATCTACACTTACTGATAAATTATTACATTGCCTATATGAAAATGATAGATATCTTGGTGTATCAAGTACAAAATTTGATCCCAAACTTAAATATGTTTTCAATGAAGATGATGAATATATGTCAGAATTCAAAGCCTCTCACGAGGTATGTATCATAGATGACATTGATCAATTCAACGATGACATTAACTTGCAAAAGAAAGGAGGCGCTAACTCAAAGTGCATTCAATTTGCAAATACTGTTGCATACGTTACCAACCAAGCAAACTTAGAAGACAAAGGTATGATTCCATTTACATGCAAATATGTAATGAAGACTACCAATTCTTATGACGCTGGTATTTCCAAGGTTTTCCGTCCTGGTGGCGGAGCGTATAGACGTGATCTCTTTATTGAGACCATGGTTCGGGAAGAGTATAAGAAACCTGGTGAACAACAGCTCCAGGGAGATCTCACCGAAGATGGATATAAGAACCATGAACTTCATGTGTTTCATGTCCGCAAGTACAAAGTACTAGCAAACAAATCTACTCCCGTTTATTGGAATGACGAAGATAAACAATGGTACGACAGCAAAACTCGCTGTCCAACCATGACTTTCGCTCAATTATCTAGATTTCTGTTAGAACATGTGCAAAAGCCTCATCACTTTCGTGGCGAACATGCTAAGAAAAGTGTTGAGCATTTTATGGAAAGTGAATTTTGTGAAACATGTCATGTTCCATCAGCGCTTTGTGATTGCACTCGTCCACAGATGAGTGTCGATAATATTATGAAGGCTTATAATTGTACTATGACAGTTGTTGAGAACATTAGCTCTCTTATAATACTGTGTACGATAATACAGCTTGCCGTTTATTGGCTTCTTCATAAAATTTGCGCTAAAGCTTATAGAAATAATGAACCAAATTATTTTACAAAACAAGTCGTTATTTGTATAAGAAGTTTGCCCTCAAGGTTTGGAGTGCCTTGGTGGTTTAATTACTTACCCATGTTTATTGCTACAAGGTGTCTATGTGATTCCTGGCAAGAATGGGCTATGAATACTTGTAAACGTGCATATGGTCATGGTATTTTGCTACAATCCATTAAGTACGATTTATCTAAATATTACAATAAGTATTCGGTTGGAGGTACTATAGCACTTTTAGGGTGCTTGTATACTGTTGTACATTTATATTCAGCAATCCAACCACAATCTAAACCAGAGGTTGATGAAAATCAATCCGACTCCAATTACTGGTCAGCTCAATATGAAAATATTACAAGATTGAGTGGACCACCCAGTACAGTAACTTTTGATCAGTTAATCAATAGTGTCGAATTAAACTGCTGTCACTTAATAGCAGAAAATCTCGCCGAGCGACAATATCATAGAATATGTGGCCTCGGACTGTACGGAAATGTTATGGCACTACCCAAACATTTCTTCGATTCTCTTAAAGATGTTTTTCCTCTTAGAATGGATATCATTAGACACGATATTACCAAACAAGGAGGTCCTAGCAGATTTAAGGTCTTAGTAGATGAATCATGTTTTGAATTTGACGAACGCTATGGACCAAGTGATGTAATTTTCTTTAGACATTCAGCTTTAGGAACTTTTCGCGACGTGCGAAAGTTTTTGTTGCCTGGAATGATAAAAGGTAAAACATCTGGTACCATGGTTATTCGCCAAAGAGATGGCATCATGGCTTATAAAGATTTTGAAGCTATGCAAACTAGTCCCATTTCTTATAATGATAAATATTTTTCATATGCTTATAATGGTTATATGGCATATACCAAAGTGCCAACTATTATAGGTGAGTGTGGAGCCCCATACATTGTTAAAACTCCTAATGGATGTTTTATTGCTGGTTTCCACGTTGGTGCAAAGAAAGCTACCTTTGGAGGTAGATATAAGGTCTTTGCTGCCTGTCTAATCAACCCAGATTTGGATGATTCTAAATTCACTCCATTATCATATAATGGTGTTGATTTAAATGAACACTATGAGACTACTGAAGATCTATCAATCACTCAAACTCAAGACAAGAAATGCCCTATCAGGTTAACTGATGGTGGTTCAATGATGATGATTGGATCTATTAATACTCATAGACGTAAAATGAAAACTATGGTCTGTCATACCATTATGGCAGAACGTGTTTTGCAACATTATGGTAAATTAGATTTCACACATTTTTCGCCAAAAGGAATTAAATCTTCCTTGGCCTGTAAACAAAATGTTGCTCCTATGTTTGTAAAACCTAGTTTTCCCGCCAAGAATATTCAACGTGCAGAAGATGCACTATATGCTTGGTTTACCAGGAAAATTGAAGAACATAAATTCTTCATCCCCTGTGAACCCTATGATATCGACGTTGGTGTCAATGGTTATGACGGAGCGTCATATATTGACAGAATTCCTGCATCTACATCAGGTGGCTTTGCTCATAAAGGAGCTAAATCCAAATATTTACATTTAGGAGAGCCTGAACCTGGACATGCTGTAAAGTATGAACTTAATGATGATATTATGCTAGAATTCAACCGTCTCAAAGAGAAATACTTGAGAGGCGAACGTGGTGATATCGTGTGGGATTTTAATTTTAAAGATGAGCCTGTTTCTGAATTTAAACTTTTAAAACAGAAATGTAGAATTTTTAACAGTGGCCCACTTCATTTTATGATTATGGTCCGTATGTACTACCTTTGGATTATTCCATTAGTTTCTGGAAAGAAAAGAACAGAATTTGGTATGGCCATCGGCGCCAATGCTCATGGAGATGATTGGACTGCGATCTATAAATATATTACCCAACACGGTAAAGATAATATGATTGCAGGAGATTATAAGGCATTTGATAAAAATATGCCTCCTGAGCTTATGACTGCTAGTTTTAATGTGTTAATCAGAATTTGCCGTGATAATGGTTGGTCTGATGAAGACTTGACTATTATGCGTGGCTTAGCTACTGATATTTGTTACCCACTATCCAATGTATTTGGAACTATGGTAGGTATGTTTGGTAGCAATCCTAGCGGTCACCCTCTTACTACTCCAATTAATGGCATGTGTAATATAATGTATATGATGCTAGCTGCCATGGATATTGAAGAAGAAAGAGGTGTTCAAGAAATAGATTACGCTAGATTTCAAGATTCACTCGCCATTTTAACATACGGTGATGATAATTGTGCTTCTTCTAGCATTCCTTGGTTAAACCATACTACTATTAGTACCGCTCTTGAAAAGAGAGGTGTAACGTATACTATGGCTGATAAGGAATCTGAATCTGTACCTTTTATTAACGTTAAAGATGTTGACTTTCTTAAAAGGAAATTCATTCCATCTGTTTACGTTCAAGGTGTTGTTCAGGCTCCTTTAGATGAAGGATCTATTCTCAAGAGTCTTAGTGTTTGCACTAGATCTAAGACTATTACTTTTAAAGAACAGTGCGCCCAAATTATCTCTTCTGCCAATACAGAATATTTTCAGTATGGCAAGAAGAAATTTGTACGGGAAAATGCATTTCTTAATGAACTTTTAGATGAGTTCGATTTGAGATGCTATTTACCCAATTGTGCTCTTAAGTCTTTTGATGAACTTTATATTGAGAGATTTGGAGAGTTGTAATTTTATTTATAGGTTTTAAAACTATTTCCTCTACAAAAAATAGTTACGTCGCCCTTAATTGGGAGCTCGATAATTCATGGTTTGCAACCTTATAGCACGCACAGGCACGCGCAGATAGCCTCTTTAGGGTACGTCCCTTAAATTTAAAGCATTATGAATTTCAATTTTAAAATGCCAACCCATATGCCTAGCACGTGTTGCACACCCAAAGTGGAGCACATTAGGTGCAAGTGTCAGACTTGCAAACTTCATGATATGATAGAGTATGAGAGAGCTTTAGGCTATTCTCTTCCCACTTTACATGAAGATACTCAACAACCAGAAACTACGACTAATGATTCAGATATTACTGTGCAAAGTGCAGTTGAAGCAAAAGTAGAACATGAAGATTCTGGTCTTCAAGTCGAGACAAATGTTAATTTTTCTGACCAAGTTGAACAATATCAACTTTTGGTCGGTAAACCTTTGTCAGATCCGACTTACGAAAAGGCTAATTCACAAGCCGTTGATTTGACTACTTTTATGTCCCGTCCTATTAGAATATTTTCTAAGATTTGGGAAGTAAATGAGTCACCTCAATATGTGAATGCTATTAATCCTTGGGATTTATTCCTTAGCGATCCTAAAGTTGCTAATAAAATAGAAACTTTTAAATTGCTCCATGGAACTTTGAAACTCAAGATTATGGTTAATGGTTCACCTTTTCATTATGGTCGAATGTTTGTAGGTCTTAGACCAACAAAGTTCGACAATAATACACTCACAGATGGTCCTGTTACACCAGGCGTTAGTTTATCTTATACAGATGAAAATGCTGCTGGTAGTAATAAAACCATGAATAACATGGCGTGTTTATATTCACAACGTCCTCATGTGTTTATTGATCCATCTACTAATCAACCACAACAAATTTCGTGGCCTTTCTTCGCCGCAACAAATTGGATTGATTTAACAGACCAAGAAACTATTGATCGCATGGGTGTATTAGAAATCTGGGAATTAACCCAGCTACAGCATTCTAATGGTGCCACAGATGAAGTTGAAATTTCGATTTTCGCGTGGATGGAAGATGTAGAATTTGCTGGTCTTACCGCCGCTGCTCCCGCAACAGCACAAATGGCTGTTGATAAAATACAGGGTAGTAATAAGACCAAGAAGAGAAAACCCAAAAAGAAAGCAAAACCAACATTTACTAATATTTCTGGAGAAGATGAACACAAACCTAATGGTGTAGTGTCTGCTCCTGCAGCTTTATTAGCCGATTTTGCTGGCTACTTCACAGAGATACCTTACATAGGTAAATTTGCGAAATCTACTCAGATTGCGAGTGGTGCTGTTAGTAGCATCGCGCGTCTTTTCGGATTTTCACGACCTGCAGTCTTGACTGACACTGCTTTTTACAAATCGCAGCCTATTGGTAATTTAGCCAATACGTCAGGCGCAGATCCTATCTTCAAACTTACTCTTGATCCCAAGCAAGAGCTCACCATAGATCCAACTACTGTTGGATTAGGTGAAGAAGATCAAATGTCTTTTGGATATTTGATTAAACGTGAGGCTTTCATTGATTATTTCAATTGGAGCACTATTGTAGCTCAAAATACTGGGCTTTTGTACTCTATTCAAGTGCATCCAATGATAGCACCAATTTATCAAACTGGTGCAAATGATACAGTTGTAAGATGTCAAACTCCATTGAGTTTTGTTTCTTATCCCTTTAACAACTGGTCTGGTAGTTTAAGATATAGATTCCAGATTGTTGCCTCACAATATCATAGAGGGCGATTATTATTTGTTTACGAGCCTACGTTATCAACGACAGGTACCGTAACAGATACTAATGATCGATACTCTCATATTGTTGATATTTCAGAAGAACGTGATGTTACTTTTGAAATCAACTGGACCCAGAAAGAGGCTTACAGGAAAATTGATATTTTCAGAGCTCAAAAACTTTCTGCTTGGGAGGGTCCTACTGGTGCTATAGGTACAGATGCTGATGATGTTGCAAATTGCAATGGTCGTCTTAATGTATATGTACTTAATGCACTTGCTGCTCCTATTACGGATAGCAGCGTTTCCGTGAATGTCTTTATTTCCGGTGGTGATTCTTACGAAGTAAGAAATCCACGTGGAACATTAGGTCAAGATGTTGCTTATGCAAATTCTACAACTGATGTTGGTCCACCCACTTTAGCACAAATGGCTACAGAAGGTATGACCGTAGACGAAAATTTACCAGAACAAGATACTACTTATGTTCTTAATGGTGAATACACGGAATTCTGTAAGGAACAATCTCACGTATATTATGGTGAGGCTGTTGTTTCTTTCAGATCTTTACTTAAGAGATATAATTATTTTAGGTCTTTAGAACCTTTAGAGTCTCTTAATGTAAATAATTGGTACACTGTTATGTACCGTACTTTTATCTACCCTCAGGGTCCTGGTCCATCATATGGATCAAGTATTGCATCTGCAATGACCCCTATCGCAGGCCCAACTAACTATAATTTAGTTCCTATGACCATGATGCGTTATTGCATGCAGGCATATGTTGGCTTTCGAGGAGGATGTCGTTGGAAAGTGCTATATTGTGGCACAAATAACCAATTACAACCTCTATCGGTAGGTAGAAATCCCGAGTACTTGTCAAACGAATCACAAGTTAACATTATTAACGATAACGGTTCATACAGTTTGTCAAGAGTTGTCCGCGAAAAATGGCGTGCGGACAATTGCCAAGACAGTGCAGCTGGAACAGCTTTAACTGGCGTGGCTACTCAACCTGGTTTGGAGTATGAACTCCCTTTTCAAACAGCATTAAGGTATGCTGAATGTAATGAACCAGGTGATACCGAAGTTCCTCCTTATACAGGATTGAACCAAGGTAGCCAAACTGTATCCTTTGATTATCGCGAAACTGCGAATCAATATCATTGGTTACAATTTTACACTGCAGCAGCAGAAGATTTCTCCTTGTTCTTTTTTATAGGAGCTCCTGCTAGAATACCAAGTGACGTAAATATCGTCACACTCTAAGGAAAGCGTTCACACGATCATGTGTGGGCTTTCCCACACATGGTCGAGCCATGTGGTCTACTTTACAGTGTAGTAGATTGACGAGAGGTTCTCCTCTGTGTCATCGCATAAAGTTATTAGAACTTTAGAGGTTTTAAACCTGGCGGTGACGCTGGGTGGAAATTTCCCTCTCTAGTTCGAACATTTTCATGCGATGCTCTCGTAGCTCG